ATTATTTATAGGTCTTTGTGGGAAAGAAAATTTATGAATTACTGTGATTTAAATGAAACAGTAAGTGAATGGCAGTCTGAAGAGTTCTGGATTCCATATCGTTCTCCGATAGATAATCGTGTTCATCGTTACTTTCCAGATTTCTTTCTGAAGTATATTGATAAGAAAGGAAAGAAAAGAACTATGGTAGTAGAGGTGAAACCAAAAAAGGAAACCAAAATGCCAGAGGTAAATCCAAAGAAAAGAACAAAGGCATGGGCTCATTCAGTTCAAACATATGCAGTAAATCAAGCAAAGTGGAAAGCAGCGAGAGAGTTCTGTGCGGATCGCAACTTTGAATTTAAAATAATGACCGAAGATAATTTAGGTATCAAATGACTATCGGAGAAGATATAAGAGAAAGAGCAGAGGGTGAATCAAATACCACTCCAGATTGGTATGCAAATGAATTGTATGGAGAATTATCACAAGTTGCCGAGACTCGCTTTCCAGAGATTGGAGAACTTTGTTTCTTCACATATACTGCATCTTTTCCAGAAAAGTATCCTTTCTATGATCGTAGACCACTTGTCTATGTGATGGATTTTCAGGGAGATAAAATGCTTGGTGGTAATCTACATTATCTAAATCCAAGTTATCGTGGTGGTGTCGCACAAGGCTTGGTAAATAAAGTAGGTGTAACCTTACCAAAAAAGACTTTACATCGTTATTTTATTGCTAATATGGGAGATACTTTTATCATTCCACCCGACCCTGAACAGTATAAAAGCATAGCACAATTAGTAACTGAAAACTTTTCTGATAAATATGGTCAGAAGATGTCACCAGAAACAGCTTGGGATAGTATTTAAATGTCAGACCTACCATTATCAGCATCATTTACAACAGATCTAGGAACGTTTTCCCTTTTTCGTGATGAAGATTACCAGAACGCTCAATTAGTAAACCAAGATGGGACTTCAATATGGGAAAAAGTAGATGGATCAGATAGTGTTCTTGATAGTATTGGGTATACAAGTGAGTTGGAAGGACTTGTAAACGATGATTTTCTTGCATCAATAGGAATAAAAGAACTTATTGACGATCCAATTAATTTTAATCCACCAGATGGAAGCACAGATGAACAAACAGAAGCATCAGTTGCAAATCTACGTGAAGATTATAAGACAGGAAAGGTAGATCATATAATACAAAAACTATCTTTAAGAAACTTAGTGTATCCAATGGATGCAGACTTTGGTAATACACAAGATTACATACAGATAAATCAATTCACATATAAACCAGTCAATCAAAATATATTTTTTGCAGGCAGCACCAAGGAAAAAAGAGCCAATAAAGAAGGTTTTTTAGGTATCTTAGAAAATGGTGTTACAAACGGATCACCAAAGGAAAAACATCTTGGATTAGTTAAACTTCCAATGCCAAACCAATTACAGGATTCAAACAATGTTGCTTGGGGTCAAGATCAATTAAATGCAATCACTGCAGCAGTATCAAGTGAAGTATTTGGTGCAACTGGTGGTGCGATTAACTTAATTCAAGAATTAATAAAAGGAAATAAAAAATTTGGTGAGTTATTTGGAGAATTAAGAGATAAAGCTGGAAATGTTATCAATAATCTTGGTCAAGCAGGAAGAGATGCAAAAGGTATTATAACAAATAATAATGCAGCATTATTAGGTAGAAGTGTGATTGGGTCGGCAATATTAAATATTGGACAATTTGGTGTTACTCCAGAGACTGCTCTTGCAAGGGGAGCTGGAGTTGTTCCTAATTCAAATATGCAGTTGTTATTTAATGCCCCTACTCTCAGAGAATTTACTTTCAACTGGAGACTAACTCCTAGAAGTAGGGAGGAAGCAATAAGAGTTAAAAATATAATTAGATTCTTTAAACAAGGAATGGCAGTCAAGAAAAGTAATAAAACAAAAAGTGGAACTAACACTTCCTTCTTCTTAGGGACACCAAATATTTTTGATATACATTTTAAAACAGCAAAAGAAAATTATGAAATATTAGATCGGAATGATTCTGTTTTAAGAATTAAAACTTGTGCACTCACAGGAGTAGCAGTTAATTATACACCTGATGGAATGTGGAATGCTTATGAAAAAGGTATGCCAACCTCTGTGTTATTAAGTTTGAGATTTGGAGAACTTGAACCAATCTTCGATACAGATTATGAGGAAGATCCATTTGAGTATGACTCAAGTAGACCTGACATACAACCAGTTCCAATCGATGCAATAGGATACTAATGCCATATTTTAACGAATTACCAGACATATCTTATCCTTCATTATTACCTACAAGTAATAAGATTGAAGATAGAGTTACTGTCAAAAATATATTCAAAAGATCCAAACTAAGAACTGACGTTGATCAAGCAATCACTGCTTTTAATTATTACTATATTCAAGATGGTTATCGTCCAGATATGGTTGCAGAAGAAATATATGATGATTCAGAGTTAGATTGGGTCATACTGACAGCAAATAATATTATTAATGTAAGAGATCAGTGGCCATTAGGTCATAACGATTTACATAATCATATAGTAGAAAAATATGGATCTGAAACAAATGTACTTGATATTCATCATTATGAAACTATCAAAATAATTGATGAATATAATCGTGTAATACTAGATGGTGGTTCTAAAGTTGATGCTAATTTTACTTTTACTTTTGTAGGAACTGTTTCATCTACGACAGGAAGTTTAATTAAAGTTAAGTTTGGTGGATCAAGTGCCAATACAATAACTCCTGTAGCAGCAATTACAAACTATGATTATGAAACAAAATTAAATGAAGAAAAAAGAAGAATTAAAATATTAAAACCACAATTCTTATCTGTATTCATGACAGATCATCAAAATATTATGAAGTATAATGATTCATCAGACTATATTTCAAACACACTAAAAGGAACATATAATCCAAGATCATCAGGGGTATAAAAAAACCCACCTTGCGGTGGGTTGTGTGTCTTAAGAATTGACTAATCGAGAGAAGTAACTCAGC